CAGTGATGATAATATGTACTAGAATTCCACCAATATGATCATTGAAATGAATATTATTTTCAGTCAATTCGTGTGGATTTTCTACGAAATCAAAATCAAATTTCAAAGTTGCTTCGTCTTTTTCATCGATTTCTTTTACAGATATTGTATTGTATCTAATGATTGTACCATTATAACGTTCGTCAGTCAACTTAATAGGTACAGTTGATTTACCATCATCTAGATTATCTACTATTTCATAAGTATCGTCATACTGTGAAAATTTTTCAAGATCAATCTTCGGCACTATCCGTCTCACTCTGATCTGTTTCTCCGTAATCGCCAAAAAGTTCTCTTTCTTCTCCATATTTGAATTCCTTTGCGGCGGCCTGTTCTAGTCTTTCCATAATATCTTCTGTAAAAAACTTTTCCGGTTCTGCATTGATTGCTTTAGCAAAATGTTTAGATCCGTCAGGAAACTCGTAACGCGTTGATACCTTCTTGATAACATCATGCTTCTCAGCAAGTTCAAGAAGACCATAATAACGATCCAAACCAGTCGTATAGTTTAGACGTACCTCAATCGTCTTATTTGGCTTGGTAAAACGTGACTTTTGTGTGGTAACTTTGATTAGATTACCTTCATCCTTTTCAGTATTTTTATCTCTTTTCTTTGAAAGAAAAAGAATTGTAGAAGCGGTATACTTTAGACCAGAACCACCAGACATTACTTTCGTTGGTATATAAGAACCAACTGCATCATATGTATGGTTTGTAATAATCATCGGAACCTGCGCTTTAGATAAACGTAGACCTAGAGTACGAAACGCAGCCTTAATTACTTGCGCCTTGGTCATATCCCGAGTTTCTTTACCCTCGGTACTATCTTCCATTTCTTTTGTTGTAGATAATTGACCGAGAGAATCAAGAACCATCATCATTGGTGGTCTATTATTTTTGTGTTCTGTGTATCTTTCTAAAACTTGTAACGCATTATGTCGAAACTGCTGAATTGTTTGTGGTTCAGATACAACAATACGATGAATGTCAATACCACGAGTAGACATCATTTCCTGTGTTACTGCTGCTTCAGTATCATAATAGATTACTCCGGCGTGATCGTTTTGTTGTAAAAAGTTATTGACCATTCCTAGAGCAAAGAAAGTCTTTCCCGTTGCTTCTTCACCAGCGAGAGCAGTGATTTTGTTATTTGACACACCGCCGTAAAGACTGCCACTGATAAGAGCATTAAGAATGAAACACCCAGTATCAACCCACCCAGAAAACTCAGAAGAATTACCACCATCGGATAAAAGATGAGTGTTTTCATCGTTGAGTTCCTTCACGATTTGCTTAAAAAAATCAGACATTATTTCTCCTCAAAAAAAGATCCATTTAAAATTGCTTCAACTTTTTGCATTTGTTTTTGAATGATAGGACCACGACCAGGCCAATGGATATACTCCTGGTTTTGTGTCCTATACAAACTTGAAAGCAGCGGCATAACAATCTTTGCCATCTCATTCACTTTCTGATTGGCAACACTGTCTGCTAGTTGTTTTCGTTCTTCTACGATGGCATCATTATCATATATCAAACTAAGTAATGTGTCAACTTTTTTTTCCATATTTCTTAAACTATCTAACTTTCTTTCAAGTCGTTGTTCAAGCGATGCCAAATCATCTTTAGCAGCAAGAGCAGGTTTATCTGCTCTAACCAAGTCTTCTTCTTCAATGACCTTCTTACGATATGTGTCCTCATCGACGGCTGTAAGACCAGAAGTCCATCCGGTCATATCCATATCGTCCCAAATATTCTTACTCATGAGAAAAGAAGTCCTCCAAGTTGTTTTGTTTCTCAGCATTCCAGCCCATTGCGTCAAGAATAATCTTAATCGGATCTAGGAAAGTTTTCTCAAACTGTATATCATAGTCAATGTATTGCGTCAACTCAAATTCTTTCGGCAACACAGTTACAAATCCTATAACATTCTCTATGATGGGATTTGGCATTTTCAGATACAGAAATTTCATCTTATTACCAGATTGGATCTGCTCATACTTACTAGTTAACTTATGTTTCTTCAATTGGTCATTGTATAATAGTGCAGCACGAACATGAATTGGTGTACCAGATTTATATAGACTTGAGCTATCTTCAAACTTTCGAACATCTGATATACCACGAGGAAAAGCAATTTCTTCTGGTGTCAAATTGATCCATTTTTCTCGTAACTCTTCAATCCATTTCTGAACTTCATCTTCACTTTGAGTTATTACCTTCTTCAGTGTATCCATAATCAACTCTTTGACTATTTGCGGAGTAGAAGAACGAACGGCTTCAATACCAGTCACCTTCAACTTTGGTTCTGCAAATCTCACTCCTTCACTGTCCCAAACATGTGCAATGTATCGTTTCTTCGCTGTCCAGATGGCTTTATCGGCGATGATTTCACGTTTCATCACCATTTTCTGTTGTGGCGCTTTCATATAGTCAGCAAGTTGTTGATATCCTTTGTCTAGATGTTTCTCAATTTCTCCTGATGCTTTGTTTAGAAAGTCTACGATCTTTGTCTTGTTTGTCTCATTCGGTAGTATCTTCTCTACCAATGGACCCATGTTGAGATACACAGAATCGGTATCAATCGCAATCACATAGTCTTCGTTAGTCTTCAATATATTATTTAGATATTCATTAAGAATCTTCTCAGCCCATCGAATAGTATACTGACCTGATACAGTTATTGCCTCTGCAACACGTTGATCAAAAAATCTGAAATATTTATTTGCTAACGCTCCATAGAAAGAGTTCATTGCAATCTTGATAGCCATCTGGTTGTTGTCGAGAATGGATATCTCTCGTTCAATACTTTTAGATTTTTCCTTCTCATATCTCTGTTTTGCGTCTATCATCTTTTGTTTGATAACAACTCTTTCATCGTAATATGATTGAATAACCTGTGGGATGATACCTTCTATGTCATTACGAAACAACTGACCTGTAGCAGTAAGACACATTCCATTTGGTATATCTAAATCAGACATCTCTAGTAGTTTATCAACGTTTACTCCAGATACAATATCATTTACTACAGTCTCTGGACTCATATTGTATTGCATAATGAGATGTGGATATAGAGAATTTAGATCAAAGGAAACCACCCAATCATGAAGACCTATTTGTGGTTCTTTTACATAACCACCTTCGATTGTATCATACCGTGAAACAGTCTTAGGCGGTACAACAATCTTTCTAGATTTGAACTCATTATATAGAATAGCATCCCAAATGCCAACGGTCTTCAATGTCTCGCCAAGAGTACACTTAGCACGATAGGCCATTGTAAGTACCAAATCGATTAGACCAAGTTTGTCCTCAATCTTATCAACAAGTTCCACATCTTTTACATTATACTCCACAAACTTTTGATAGTCGTGTTTGTATAACATATGCAAGGAACCATATTCACTATAATCCAATTTCTTCTCGCCTAGAATCACATTAGCGATATGATCCAGTTTATAGGACTCTTGTTGTCCTAGTGTGTTGTATGTAAATTTTTTGAACACATCGATATAATCCAACTGTGTGATACCAACCAGATTGTACCTTAGATGTTCCACACCAGCTATGAAAAGATTATTTTGATTGACAAGTTTCCAAGGTGACAGAGACTTTACCATATCCTCACCAAAGATTCTTGCAATACGATTTACAAGATAAGGTACATCGAAAAATTCTGAATACCATCCAGTAAGAATATCTGGAACATGGTCAGCCCAATAATCAATGAAATCTAATAGGAGTTCTCTCTCGTTTTTGCATTTACGATAGAGAACAGACATTCCGCTTTTGTCTGGATTGAAGTCATATAATCCCCATGTGTGGTAGATAGTACCGTTATTGTTCTTGATAGTAATGGTAATGATCTCATGTTTAGCATCACGTGGTTCTGGAAATCCGTCTTCTGATGCTACCTCAATATCAATTGTACAGATATTGATACGAGTACGATCATACTTGATTGTCTTAGGAAATGCGTCTGAGATGAATTGATGGACATAGTTGGTTGTCCCATATACCGTGAAGTTATCTACATCGGCATACTTGTCCATAAACTCTTTACAATCTCTCATAGATCCAGGTTGTACAGAATCTACAGTACGTCCATCGAGAGTATTCCATGTACCCTTTGGTGATGGAATGTAAAATGTTGGTTCAAACTTGACCTTCTTAGTAATCTGTGTCTTGTTATTGTAACCACGAAACAGAATCTGATTACCGTATCGATCTACATTAGTGTAAAAAATGATAAACCTCCTTAAAAAAATGGGAGAGCATTGCTACTCTCCCATTATAGTCTATGGAGTTATATATGTCAACTGGAAACTTTATTGACCCAACTTGCTCCGACGAAATAACCGAGGGCCATTACAAGCACTCCTACTGAGAAGATTAGTTGACCTTCCATTAGATATATCCCTTCCTAGTATAGATCGAGTAGTGTTGAGTATATCCGTTAGCGATAAGTTTCTGTCGTCTTTCGAGTTCAGCGTGATCCTTAGCGCCGCTTAGAAAATCTTCTTCCCAACTGTATGAGAAAAACTTTTTTACCTTTGAAAATAACTTACTCATTTAGTAACTGTGTTGCCTCCTTTGTCTCTTCTTTAGCCGTGTTAATGTTAACTTTCCTCGGCTTCTTATGGTCTGGAATGATGTTTTCGAGGAAGACCTTGAGCATTCCGTTGACAAGAGACGCATCCTTAACTTCGATTGTGTCAGCGAGGTTGAACGTCCGTGAGAAGACACGATTAGCAATCCCCTTATGTAAGAAATTATCGTTATCGTCAGATGTCTTACCTGCAATCTTCAAGACATCGCCATCAATCTCAATTTCGATATCAGACTTAGAGAAACCAGCAACAGCAATCTCAACGATATATTTGTTCTCTTCGACCTTACGAATATTATAAGGCGGATACGATGGAACGTTCTTTGATAATGTATCGTTGAATTCATGAAGACGATCATGAATTCGGTCGAAACCAACAAAGAATGGTGAATTTAATAGGGAAAGAATGTCTTTAGTCATCTTTTGACCTCCTAATTTAGCAAGGTTATGTT